TTAACTAATCTTGATAATTGTTTATATAAACTTTCCCATTGCTCTGCAGTAAAGTTGTCTTCAGGTTTTTGCCAATCTTCTTCTGTAGCTCCACCTACTAAACATAAACCGAATGATGTGTGATTGTATCCTTTAACATGAGCTTGAATTGCATTGTCTTCTCTGCCCTGTTCATAAGTACCATCACGCTTAATAACTCCACCATAACCAATCTTTAGCCACCCTCTTTCTCTGTGCCATCTATCTATTGTTTTTGCATCTACATCTTTTTGTGATGGTCTAGTCTGACTACAGTGAATGACTATGTATGTTGTGTTATCTCGCATTTTTTTTCGCCTTTATTTCTTTGAGCCATTCATCTGGGAATGGTTTCTTGGTTGATTGTATGCAGTGGTATTTGAACCCAAATAGTTCACACCACTTGCCATAAGTTGTTAAAGATTTTTTTCCAATTTTTGTTTTTGCATTAGAAAAGATAAATCTAATATCTAAATCTTTATGTTGTTCTTTAATGAGTTTGTGTTTCTTTCTGTCTGCTGAATTAAAAGCACCTTTGGCTTCCACAATAAACTTATCATTTATTGGGAAGTCTGGTGTGTATGATTTTTTCTGAGTAGGTAATTCAAACTTAATTTTCATTCCCTCATAAACAAAATGTACTTTGTTTGATTTTAGGAAATTATAAATTACTTCTTCTAAACCACTTTTTAATTCAACATTCTTAGAAATCCGAACTCTCTTGTACTTCTGGTGCATTAGAGTTCTCACTTCCTGTTGATTTACTTTCAAAACCATCTTCTTCTTTAAAGATGTTTTGGTCTGATTTGCCTTGAACAAGTTTAATAACTTGAACTGCTTTCATTCGTAGACTTACTCCTGCACCTAACATTGGTGTGTAGTAAGGAACTTCTTGATAAGCAACTTTCATTATTGTTCCTCCCCATATACTTACATCTGCAGGTAATGGGTTTTTCTTGGCATCAAAAAGCATTGGTCTTTGAGAAAACTTCTCTTGTGTTTTTCTGTTTACACCTGATGCTTTCATTTTAAATTTGAAGAAAACGAAATCGCCCTCCTCAGTATAAGGTTTAGGAGCTTCTTTGATTTTTTTCCCCTTGTTGTCTTTTTCAGCTTTAGCAAGACTGTCTACTATTGCTTGGTCTACACTTTTGACCATTTCTGTAGCGTCTGATTTACTAACCTTTAAAGTAACCTTGTATTCTCCAAGTTCATTAAAACGAACATCTGGTTTTACAAGATGAGGATAAATGCTCTCCGAAGCGACACTTACCTTAGTTTGTATATCACTCATAATATCTCCTATTTGTGATTGATTGATTAAGTAGCCAACTGAACGACTAGAAAGGAAAAGGATATGGCGTTGTTCAGTTAGCTATAAGTGGTACTTAATCATGCACTAGTGCATACAATAAGATAAAACAAATCTATATACAGAAAAATACTGATTTTTTGACTTGTTCTAAATCAAGGTTTCCTTTTACTGGCATTTTAGGAAACTTCTTTAGGTTCTTCTCAGATAGCATTTCTTTCATTTCATTTGCAAAATTCAATAAGACATCTTCCTTATATATTTCACAAAAACTATCACGAATTGCATCTGCCATTATTTTATTTTCTGGGACTGTGCAACCAAAGCTATCGTGTATCATACTAAAGTTATCTACTCCTGCTTCTTTAGCTTTAACTACTGCTAATTGTAATACAGAAGCATCTAATGAATGAATAAAATTAGGACATACACTTTGTGCAGTTTTTCTTTTATCAATTACATTTGTTTGTGATGCTATAGATAACTTAACAATGCTATCTCCCATTTTAGTTTTAACTCTTTTACTTTCAGTTTTGTAACACATCATTTGAACTGGAAAGTTAAGTTTAGGAGTAGTCCAACATACAGGTAGATTTTCTGATGCAACAAGTCTTGCTATAGATTTTAAGAAATCCATAATATCTCTAGCTTTAACAACTACATCATTGATACTGTCCCATACTATTGGTGTTAAATAAGCAGTAGCTTTAAATAGGTCATCTCCAAACTTATGTTTAGTACCTCGTTCTACTTTTTCTTTAACTACATGGTCTTCTAAGTATTGTCTGCATGAATACCTTGTTAATGAATAAGGTAAACACATAACTGGTTTCTTACAGATTTTTCTATTTATTCCATATTCCAACCATAGCTTAGCCATTTCATCATCTTTAGCTTGTAGCTTCTCAGTAACTTTTTCTGCAACTAAATTATAAACATCTGCAGGTTTATTACTTGGTACTAGATTAGTAGCTAATCCACCTACTTCATCTCTCATCATTGCTGAATAATGTTGTAAACCAGAATTACTACAATCTGCTTGTATTGGTAGCGTTGTAATAAAACTATCACTAAAATTGCTATCACTATACGCTTTCATTTCATAACAAAATGCTAAAAAACAAAATGGTTTATCTGCATCACACCACCATGTGTATTCTAATGGAGATGTTGCACATTCAATAATTTTATCCATGTGTGCTTTTATCCAACCAACTCTTACAGGAAGTTCTTCTTTATCTACTTCTCCAAAAAGACCTGCACCTGCTACTGCTAGTATATCAAAGTTGTCTCCTATCCTTTTACCAAATTTAAAAGTTAATAAGGCTCTAGAATAATCTGCTGACTGTGGAGATAACATTGCAGGTTTAGGATATATTCTTGACCTGAAATCTAATTGATAAGGATAAAAGAAACCACCTTTGTTCAAAAGCATTTCAGCTTCTTCTATTATCTGACTTACTTGTATAAACTTAGAGTTTTGTTTTGCTCTACCCTCATATACTTTAGATGCTTCTCTTTTCCATTTAATTAAACTTTCCTTGTTTGTAGATATATCTACAGGCTTTACTGGAAGTTCTATTGTTTGTGGATTTATTGGTAACTTACCTAGTGGAAAGTCATTCTCCATACATTTCTTAATAACCTCAAATATAGGTTTATTAATTACCCATTCAGTATGTTGCATAATATTTACTGATTTGTAGACATCAGGCATCTCTTTGGCATGGTTTTTTAGTTCTTCTAGGTATCTTCTGTTTGACGCTTTTACTAAATTAAAGTGCATTATTTCTTCTCCTTATTGATTGATTGTATGATTTCTTTAGTATCGTTTTTGTAGTTGTGCTTTCTGCCATAATAACCTCCTACAAATGGGTTCTCCCAATCTCTTGGTGGCATAAGCATTGGTAAGTATTTAGGATAAAGAGCTTCATTTTTAATATTGAAGTTCTTAATTTCCTCAATAATTTTTGGTGTAGCTTCTACATAACAAACAGTTTTAGTCTTACTGGACTTTCTGTTTTGATGTTTAACTAAACCTAATCTTTCACAATAAGAGACTATTTTTACACCAAGATGTAATTGGCTTTCTTTAGTCCAATCATCAAACTGCAACTTGTGCTTATTCATACAGTAAGTCCAAACCTTACGCTTGTAGAGGTATCTATTAGCGTTCTGAGGTATGTTTTTTCCTGTAAGTCTCTTTGCTACCTGATTGTATTTATCTTTTTCTTCATCTTTAAAGATGGTTATTTTAGCTTCTAGCATTAGTGCAGTACCAATAACTATAGCTAATTTATTAAGTGTGGTTTCTGCTGAAATACCATCAATTACATTCTTCAATGCAATCAGGCTTACAGTGTCCCATACATTAGGATTATTCTCTACGAACTCCTCATTAATAAATGCTGATTTTGGTAAACATTGGCATAATAGCTTTAATGCAGTTTGCCTGTTACCTGCTTCTCCTGAAGTCATTTTACAGACTTCTTCATGGATTAGTTTGGATAACTCAGTGATATATTTCTGCTGAAGTACAATGCCATATAGCGTAGTACTTTCTTGATTATCCTTTACTGCTTCTCTGATTAGCTTCTGATACCTATTTATACCACCTCTAATCATAGCTTCTTCAAAAGCTATTTCTTCCTCTATCTTTTTTACATAGTCTTCATTGCGTTCATTTCTAAACTTACCACCTACACCAACTTTAATTAATTCTTCTAATTGTTGTTGTAGTAGTGTCTTTTGTTCTGATGTACTCATGGTGTTCTTATCCTTATAGTTAAGTACATGCACTTGTGTTTTGTGTTGCACAACAAATTGCGTATTTTGATAGTTTTGTTGCATTTGTTGCAGAAACTATTCACTAGTGCATACATTAGTTATTTAAAAAAAAGTCGTTGCTATTGAAGAAGAATATGCACTAATGAATGTAATGATGATTGGGGTGTATATCCTAAGACTAACCAATGTCTCAGAAACTACATTTACCAATACACTACCTTTCTCATTGTGCAACATTTCTTCCTCAATGCAACAACTTGTGCAACAAAAATTTCTCCAGTATTTGTTGCTTTTACTGGTGGGCAAGGAGAGACTTGAACTCTCACCCCCTAAGGGACATGTTCCTAAGACATGCGTGTCTGCCATTCCACCACTCGCCCAGTAATAATTTGGTGTTATAGCTTTGAACATGTTTTATATCAACCCTTTACTGTTATGACCAATCAAAGCGTTTTGCTTAT